CATAGAACTATCAAATGGTAAATATATTAGATTTGACGTGGGAGGTATGCAACCTACTGTTGGTAAAATAAAGGATTTAGATTTAAATGAATCAGTTACTGAAGCTAAAGGTTGGAATGCAGTCGCTAAGGTAATGGATGCAGCTCTTAAGAAAGCAAGTGTTTCATTATCATACGCAAAAGAGTACGTGCAGTCTTTAGAAAGAATGGCTAAGCGAGACGCAAAACAATTCTTTGCAGATTATGGAGATTTTACTGAAGACGATTTTATTGAAGATGTTGAGCATAATATGAGAAATGAGTCTGTATCAGTTACTGAATCATTTGCATCTTTTACAAATTCTTTGAATGAAAAATGGAATTTCTCTGAAGCTGAGGTTAAGAATGCAGCTGAAGAATTAGCTAAGGCTATGGCAAATACCGATAAGGTAAAAGTAGAGGTACATGACCTTGAGTATGATAAAGGTAGAGGAGCAGGTTTTGAACTTTCTTGGGATGGTGATAAGCATGATGGTGGTAGTTATTATATTAAAGATAATGGAGATGTAATTAACGCAGCAATCGGCGGTGTCAAATTTGGTACTATTACATCTAGTCAACGAGATTTCGAAAAAGGAATTAGAGCAACATCAAAGGTTCGTAATGAAAGCAAAGTTACTGAAGCCACCGAGGTTAGATATAAAAAAGGAGATAAAATAGAATATCAATTAACCCACAAGGGTGGAGTTGGTAAATACACAGACGCAATGTCAAAATCTAAAAACACAGAATCTGGTGTTATTAAAAAACGAATTAAAGGATTTGGTGGTACTTATAAATATCTACTAACAAGTGGCTTAGAATTATATGCTTCAGAAATCATAGGACTTTGGGTGAGACGCGATGAATCTGAGTTAACTGAAGCTAGAAGAATTCAAACTAAAAGAAAATATACTGAAAACCATCCAGCAAAAACGGTTGGTAAAGATGCTAGGATTCGTAATAAAATCTTAGAAGTTCTTAAAGACGGTAAAATGAATCAAGCATCGTTCGACAAGTTAGTTAAAGAATTAAGCTCTGATAATAAAAGATGGATGAAAAGAAATGGTAAGATGTTTAATGTCTCTGAAGATGGAATTTCCCTTTCAAGATTTGGACAAAAGATTCTTAAAGGTATTGTAGTTAACGAATCATTTAAATCATTTACAGATTCTTTGAATGAAAGTTTAAGCAAATCCGATGTGGCATATCAATTAAGTATTGATTACTCTGGTAATACTAAACCAAAAGTTGTTAAACTTACAAAAAAGGTACTTAAGGTTTGGTATGGATTTAAAGTAGATCCTGACACTGCATTGGATTCAATTAAGAAATTAGACTCTAGTATAAATATTGAGCATGATGGATGGGAAGAGTCTCATGGTCAAGGTGGAGTCCATACGTTTAATTTAACATAAAGACATCAATGGATAATACATCAGAAAACATACAGGCTGGAGATATTTCAGGAATGGGATCAGTATCTTTACCAACTGATGGCAAAGTAGGTTCTGGAGATGTTCCAGCTGGTCGTAAGAAAAAGAAAAAGAAGAAGCTTAAAAACTTATTAGGCTTCGACGACTATATAAATAAATAAATAAATACAATGAAACTAACAGAACAAAAGCTAAGAGAAATAATCCAATCGGAGATTAAATCTTTAAACGAAGGTAAAGAAGATCCCGTTCTAAATAATCAAGGAGAAGTGTTTACAGAAAAAGATTTAGACGAATTATCTTGGAATGTATCTCAAGAAATGCATGCATTTCAGAGGATGTTTCCAGAAGGAAAGGCCTACAACGAATATGCAAAAATCATGGATTCATATTTTAAATCAGTCCGTGCGTTGAAAAAGAAATATAAAAACGAGGTTCCTACCTTTCGTAGGTTTAGAACAGATCCTTTACGTTTCCAAAACCATTCCAACCGGACCCGATAAACACGCTCTCACTGCAGGCTTTTAAGACATAGCAAAGGTAAATGGGATTAAATAAATAATACTTAAAGTATTCTTATAGAAGTCAGATGAAAATCTGGCTTCTGGGGGGTCCAGGTTAAACATTTCACAAATCTTATATATAATAATATGAAGAAAACTATTTTAAACGAAGCTGACGGTATCGTAAACCACAGAAACGAAGAAAAGGAAAGAGAGTATGGTCCATTTTCTGAAGGTATGGAACGTGCAGCATCTATATTTAAAGGTATGAGCGGCTTAGATATAACTGGAGAACATATGTATATGGCACTAATTGCTCTTAAATTCTCTCGCGAAAGTTATAATCATAAAAGAGATAATTTATTAGACGCAGTTGCATATATTCAAGGTCTTGAAAACTATATAAACGATAAAAATGATTAAGATATCAGATATAAAAGAATCTTTAGTTGGTAAAACTATTGCAATTGATGATGTAGTTACTACATATAGTAATAGAGAGTCATCGCATAAGGCTGCATGGACATATATGCTAGCATCTCAATTAAATTCAATAGGTTTAAATGCTAAAGTATTAACAAAACAGGATAACGTTCATGATTTTGATGTTTGGATGGTTGCACTTCCTATGGAATTTGAAGGCAGTTATAATTTATTTGGTGGAGCTAACGATGAGCCAGCTGCCAGAATTCAAAGACTATTAGATTACAGTGGAGAGGTTTATTGTTTAAACAGAGAAATGCCAAACATTGGAGGATTTGTAGAGAGCAGGTTAAAGTCTTGTTCAGATAACTGGAAGGCACTTGACATAAACAGACTGGGTAATATATGTGAAACTATTAAAACTGTAGATACTTCGACAGACTCAACGACCTTTATTTTGGGAGATAGTCATTCAGTTTCAGTATTTATGCCAGGCGCAAATATCTCTAGAAATGATGGTAAAACATTATTTGGTATACTGAAGGACGGAATGGAAACTTATATTCCAGAAGGAACTGAACATCTAATAACATACTTTGGCAATATAGATATACGGCATCATTTATGTAGACAAAGCAATCCATTAGACTCTGTTAAAACTTTAGTCGCAGATTATTTTGAACATTTAAAGGCTCTTAATATAAATAGGATTGAGGTAGTTAAATTACTGCCTATTGAATTTGAAGGTAGAAGAATTCCAAAGACTGGATGGTATAAAGACGCTCCATTCGCCGGAACCCAATGCGAAAGAACTCAATTAATGGAGGTATTCAATAGTGAGGTTGATAGACTATCTGAAAAATATGGGTTTGGCGTTATTTCATGGCCATCTAGTTGGTATGAAACAAATCCTGAAACTTTTGCTAAAGAATATATGGAGAAACCAGGATCAGTTCATTTATCTAGAGAGTTCTATCAATATAGCTTTACAACAAATGAAAAGAACACGTCGTTAACTAAAACAATTAATGCACTTTTTTGAAACTTTTTCAGAAGGGTCTATATAATAATATAACAAAAATTAAATTATGAGTAAAATTAAAGTAGGAATTATTGGAACAGGAAACTGCGCAACTTCTTTGGTAGAAGGCGTCCAGTATTATGCAGAGCATACTGACGCAAAAACTGGAGTAATGAAATTCGACATTGGAGGCTATTTAGCTGGAGACGTCGAGTTTGTAGTAGGATTTGACATTGATGAACGCAAAATTGGTTTACCATTAGGCGAAGCATTAAGACAGAAGCCTAACTGCTCATGGAATATTGTAGATACTATTAAATGTAAAGCGCCTGTACTCGAAGCACCTGTCATTGATGGATATGCTGGACTTATGGACAATTATCCTGAAGAAAATAGATTCTTAGTTTCTGAAAAGTTAAGAAATTCTACAGATATGAATAGAGTATCTTGGACTCCTAGATTGGAGAGAAGATGGAAAGATAAAGTAATTAAAGAATTAAAAGCAAGAAAAGTCGAAATATTAGTTAATTATTTACCAGTAGGTTCTCAAAAAACTACAGAATTTTGGGCTGAAATTTGTCTAGAAACTGGAATTTCTTTTGTAAACTGTATTCCAGTCTTTATAGCATCTGATCCTGTTTGGGAACAAAGATTCATCGATGCTGGTATTCCAATCATTGGAGATGATATGCGTTCTCAATTTGGAGCAAGTATCGTATCTCAAATGCTACAAGAACTTGCATTTGAAAGAGGTCACCATGTAAAAGCTCACATTCAAAGAAATGTAGGTGGTAATACTGACTTCTTAAATATGGAAGATAAGGGTAGATTAGCATCAAAGAAGATTTCTAAAGAAAATGTTATTAGAGCGCAAAATGAAATTAGAGGTATTTCGACTGATGATTCATTCCTACATGCTGGTCCGTCTGAGTATATTCACTTCTATGGAGATAATAAAGTTGCAAACTTTAGATTAGAGCTTGAAGGATTTGGAGGTTCTCCAGTATTATTTGATGCTCAATTAAGTGTTCAAGACAGTCCAAACTCTGGAGGAGTAGTAATTGATGCGCTTAGATATTTGAAAGTTGCTAGAGAATTAGGAGTTGTAGGAGCATTAAGAGGTCCTTCAGCGTTTACTCAAAAAACTCCACCAGATCAAATGATGTTTTCAGATGCTATTTATGAATGTACAGAATTAGCTAATCGTAGATTAACAGAGTCTACTTCAAAGCAAATGGATAAAATTAAGGCATAATGGTAGAAATCAACGGTTATGATTTTGACGGAGTTGTATCTATTGGTATTAATCCATGTTGTAAAAACGACGTTATTATAACTGGTCGATGTTATGACGAACAAGAGTATGTAAGGAATATTTTAGCAGAGCGTGGAATTACAAATAAAGTTTATTTTAATCCACTGTCTTTGGCTGAGAGAGGTAACCACACCGTAGAATGCAGAAGATTATCAGGAAAACATAAAGCAAAAACAATAAAAGAATTAAAAGAAATAGGTATCACAGTTTCTAGGTTCTTTGAAGATGACAAAATTCAATACGATATAATTAAAGAAAATCACGAGAAGATTGACATAGTTCATATAGTCTCTAATTTAGTTACCAAGTAATATGATAGAATTACCAATAGACCGAAAAACGAAAAGAAAACTTAAAGCAGAGTATAAAAAGTTTTTGGGTGCAACTGAAAGAGTAGACTCCGATATGATAGGAGAGAGTATCGTAAATTATTTAATTCCAGAAGTAGATTATACTGATAAGGTTTGTCTTGATCTAGGTGCAAATGTTGGAGGTTTCACTAAAATTGCAATGGACTTTGGAGCTTCTAAAGTTATATCAGTTGAATGCGACTTCAGAAACTTTAATATGTTATCAGATTCTTTTGAAAATTCAGAAACAGTCGAACTTATCCATGGTGCAGTTTCCGCAAGTGAAGAAGATACTGTAAAGATATACAAAAACAACAGTCAAAAGAATCATTGTTCAACTTCAATTATAAAGAAAAAGAATAATCAATTCAAAGAATATGATGAGGTACAAAACCTCAGATTTAATGACCTTGTAAATAAATACAAACCAGATATTATTAAGATTGATATTGAAGGAGCAGAATATCAGATAATCGAAGACGTTTTAGGGTATTATCCTGACGTTTTATTTATAGAGATGCATGCTGGAACATTCGAAAGTATTGTAAGAGAAACTGTGCAATTAGTAGTTGACAAATATCCCACCAATAGAGTAGAACCAATAATCATATTTACGGATAAGCTGATAGGTTACGATTGCTTCTTTAAAAAATAAAAAATATGATAGACCAGGTAGATATGGAATTGATCGAAGATGTCGGTCAATTCTTCAATAAGATAAACGAGAGAGCTTTATGGTCTAGGGGCGTTTATGAGAATTATGATGATGGTGGAGACATTGCATTAGGTGCTGATGTTGAATACTTCCATCCTGCTATTGTATTAGACGACAGGATGGTTTACATAATGGAAAACATCGTTACTTCAGGATTAAGTCAAAACAATATAATTTGTAATACTATCATCTC